ATGTCGCTGCGCGACTTCGCACGCATGATCCAGGAGTATTTCGACAACCCCAAGATTCGATTCCCAAAGGCGATGGTCGCGCCGTTCTTGGAGTCACCAGTGACTACGGAAGAACAGCAAATTGCCAAGGTGCTACGGGCACGAATGGCTGCCGACGAGATCGAGCTGCTGCAGGAAATCACCAAGCAGACGCAGCGCCTTGAAAAAGCCCAGCAGATGCTGGCCACGAAGGCGACCAAGAAAGCCGCCGACGAAATACGCATCGCCACCAACAAGATAGAGTGGGCCAAGGGCAAGCTTGAAGATTTGACGCGCACAGAGGCACAGCCGCGGGATTCGCGCATCTTTCCTGGCTGGTATGCGCCCGTGATGGTGTGGGAGAACGGCCACCGCGTCGTCAAGCCGATGAGGTATCAGTGCCGCCCCGCCGGCAAGCCGGCCTTCTACGACACGAAGTACCCAGGCACGTACAACGCGCCCGGCGCGACAGCCTACGTGGATTTTGGAAGGGGCAGTACGGCCATACGCACGGAATCGTGCTGGTGGACGCGTTCTACGAGAATGTTGTCGGCCAGGATGGGAAAAGCACCGTAGTTCAATTCCGGCCGGATCCGCTGGAGACAATGCTCGTGGTGTGCCTGTGGTCACATTGGACAGCGCCGGGCGAGAAGGATTTGCTGTCGTTCGCCATCATCACCGACGAACCGCCGCCCGAGATCTTGGCGGCCGGCCACGATCGTTGCCCCATCTCGATCAAGCCCGATTACGTCGATGCTTGGTTGAACCCAGACCCCACCAACCTCGACATGCTGGATGAGATCCTAGAGGATAAGGCGCAGCCGCACTACGGCCACCGATTGGCGGCCACAGGCAACTGACCAATAGACTGCAAGCCACTGCCCAGGATTATCCGCAAGGCACGAGCCACTACCTCGCCCGATCGACTTTGGGCGAGCAACGACAATATTGCCCCCTATCGCACCAAGTTAATCGATAGAAATATTTTCCCAGGCAAATAATCGTAACAACAGAGTATCATAATCCTCACTAACCCTTATCAATTAGGGCTTAGCGGGCTTGATGCGCTGCACACGCGCTGGAAGGTGCCCGTCAGTTGTCACATCACCAAATTGTCAGATTCGATCGGTCCGCTATACTTAGTGCTACTACCTCGAATCCAACCCAGATATAGTGGTAACCACCGGACAATATGCAGCAATAGTCACAAGAGGAGGAAAATGAAAATACCTGTCCGCGGCGCCCGGTAATTGCCGATACCGGTGCAGCCGATGAAAAAGACAAGGTCCAAATTGCGCAGCATTTCCCATGTCAAGGAAGCGCAATTTGGACCCCAGGCACCGCTTGAAGAAGCAAGGATCGGCGCTGTTCCACCAGCGCCGATTTGCGATCCTGTTACCCGGGAGGGCACCTTTTCGCCGTCAGTTTCCCAACACATCGCGTTCTTCAGGCTCGATTTTAAGTGGGGATCGGTTGGGTTTCAAAGCATTTTTTCGCATGCCCCTTTTCGGAGTACGCGAAAACGTGATCACCAATTTCCCGTCGCACCTGCGACATTGGAGCCTAGCATGTACAAGCACCTCGCCCGCATCACCGTGCACGCGGCGTCCGAACAGGACTACGCCAAGCTGCACGTTCAGATGGCCGCAATCAACTTTGTCCGTTCCATCGTCGGCGACGACGGTCGAAGCCACGCGCTGCCTGATGGCACTTACGTCTGCTATTCAAACGAGAGTGTCGAGAGCCTTCGCGACAAAATCCGCCGGATTATCGACCAGACTGTGCCGCGCAGTGTGGAACCGCTGATCATCGTTGTGCGGTATGACGGTGCGGCTTGGCAACTCCCTGCCAATTCGCCACTCCTCGAAGCAATTCGACACATCACCTTCATCTAGTAGGACGAAGCGGGCCTCCGGGCCCGCTCTCCCGTTTTCAGCGTTGCGACAACGCATCGACCAGCGCCTGATGCCGATCCCTGCATTCGCCTCCCTGCCGCTGCAAATCCAGCGCAAACTGCCGCAAATCAGCGAGCGTCGGCCCCGTCGGCGCCTCCAGAACCGGCGGGCACGGCTGTGCCGTTGGCAATCGCGGCGTTGTCACGGTAGATGCGCATCCAGTCGTCACCAGTGCGGCAATCAGCAATATCAGGCGTCGCATTCTTGGCGAGCTCCACAATTTTGGTGATGGTTCGATACTGACCGTCCTTCCGGTCGCGAGCCTGCAGGTAGAGCTCGGTCGCGGCCTCGGCGGTCAACTGCCATTCCTGCAGTTCCTGCCGCTGCGCGGCAGCGCTGTCGCGCTCCCCCTTGCTGTAGCCTGCCCCGTAGACCGCCAGCATCACCAGCAGTCCCACCAGCAGGGCACGCGGATCGAGCAGACTCATGCGCGCCCCCGCTTCGAAAAACGCTGCCGTAGCTCGAGCCGCCAGAACCCCCACAGCGCCCCTATCGCCACGGCGACATTCAGCGCCACCTCGGGCGCGCTATGACACGCCCCCGGGATGACCAGGTTGCCCAGCGCCGCGCCATTGACCAGCGCCAGCACCAGCGCACCGCCCGTGCGCGTCGGCACTTTGTGCGTGAGCACCGCCCACAGCGACCCCGCGAAAATGACCGCGTTGGCCAGCTGGTTGATGAGTGTGAGCAGCATGTTCGTCACTCCTTGGCCAGGAATCGCCGGCGCAGGTCGGTCAGGATCTCCGGGATCTGCTGCATGGCGTTGTTGACGATGGCCAGGCCAAAAATCGCGGCTGAGGCCACGGCCAGCATGTGGGTGTAGGAACCGGGCACCAGCAGAAACCGCTCGACGGCCGCGCCGCCGGACAGGCAGCCGATGCCCAGGCTACTGACAAACGACAGCATGCGCTGCCACCAACTGCCGGGGAGGAACCGCAGCGCGATCACCGAGCCCAGTGCCGCCGAGCCGCCGATCTTGGCGGCCACCACCACCTCCTGCTCTGTCATTTATGCCCCTCCCTCGCGGCCGCCGCAGCGCAGATAGTGCTCGCGGAGCGTCTCGAATTTGTGTTCGTGCTGGCCGTAGCCGGCGCCGGGCAGGCTCGCCCAGATGTTTTTGCATTTGGCGATCGCCACAGCCAGCCGGCCGGCCTGAATATCGGCCAGGGCGCCCCGCTCGCGGATCTGCTGGACCGCGATCGCATCCTGGGCGGCCGGGCCGAAATCGACCAACCTCAGTTGCCGGCGGTACGGGTCGTACCACCGTGCGAGCAGTTGATACCGGCCGGCTGCAGTGGACTTGATACCCAGACGCGGCAGATCCACGAGGATGCGCGGATGGTCGGCGTAGCTGACGAACAGGCCGCCGCCCACCAGCACGTCGTACCCGCGATCGCGTGTCGGCTGGCGGCCGTTGTCCGTCCCCTCGCTGAACCCCAGCATGTCCAGAAACGCGGCGGGGTTCCGACCACCCAGCACGGCCGGATCTGTGTATGGCATTTGAATGCTCCAGAAAAGCAAACGGCCCGCACATGGCGGGCCGTTGGTGTTGGTGGATGGGGTGGGCGCTACAGTTGGGAAACGTCGACCAGCACGATTTGGGGCGGGTTGGCCGTGTCGATTTTCAGGCCGGAGCCGTCGCCCTGATTCCATGCGCCGCGGTGCGTGTACTGCAGCAACCGGAGCCCCGCACCGGTCGACGTGGTGTAGACGTGGTCAGCGACGAACAGCGTGTCGGTACCGGGCACCGCGTAGATGCCGGTGCGCGTGTACGAAATGCAGGCCGCGTAACTGCCCGCCACCACGGGACTCGCCTCCCACGACTGACCGTAGGCTGGAGCGCCTGAGGGCGGCGTCACCACACCAGCCACTTTCAGGTACGCCAGGCCAGAATCGAACGCGAGCGAGCCGTCCGGCTTGAACACCTGCAGCCCGGGCTGACCGCTGGACGCCGTCGGTTCGTCGAAGATGTAGACCGTGAACGGTGCCTGTGCCGGCGCCGAGAAATTCACCGTCCAGTCGGTGCCGCTGTTGCTCGAGCCGAGCAGCGCGACCGGGTTGGCCGACTGGATGCACACGAACGGGCGGCCCGCGGAGAAGGCAAGCGCGGCGCGGCCACTGCCATCCGGCGTAACCGTCGACTTCTGGCGCAACGCTAGGTTGGCGTACGCCTCGGTAAGTTGGACGAATCCATGTTCGCCATACACAGTCAGTCCGGCAGGCACTTCGTCACCCCCTCCACCATCGCCACCACTACCACACGCCGAAAACAAGCAGACAGCTGACGCGGCGAGCAGCCGCGTTGCTGCTCCACGTAGGGAACGTCCACCGGATGGTCGAACCGTCGAGAACCACGGACGGAAACGCCACCCAGTAATCGCCTGGCCCCGGGATAGAACCGAGAGGCAGACAAGTGAAAAAGCCCTGGCCATTCACCAACTCTCCATGTGAAATTGAGCCGTCCGCGGTGCCGGTGTATGTGGACCCCAACACCCGGCCGACCCGGTCGTTTGTACTGAATGTGCGCACGCCGGCGGCGTTGTAGATCTCCAGGCCGACCGCCATCACCACACCCCCAGGCGCACGCGCAGGGTGCCGTTGCTGTCGTAGATCTGCGTGAGCGCGCTGGTGTCGACGCGCCGGCCGCCGGCGCCGTTGCCGTTGTTCTCGAACAGCCCCGACTTGCTGAGCCGCCACCCGGTCTGACCGGCCGCGAAATTGCTCGACTGGATCGAGTCGCCGATCTTGGCGCTCGTGATCGTGCCGTCGGCGATGAACGCCGAATCCATGAACACCTGCCCGCCCTGCACAACGAACGGCGTAAACACGTTGTTGCCGTTCGGATGCAGCACCGCGAACCGGTCAGCGGCGATCAGCACTTGGCTCTCGATGACACCGTTATCGTTCTCCACGCCGACGCCGATCCCGGCCAGGTAGGTCCGGCCGTTGGCAGCGATTTGCGTTTTGATGGTGTACATCGCGGCGAGCTTGCCGCCCTGCTCAGCGACCGCCTGCTGGGCAACCTGCACGGCCGCACTGCTCTGCGCGACCGTCGCCTGCATGGTCGTCACTTGCTGCGCGATGGCGCGGCCAGCTTCCTCCAGCACCGACTGCGTCGACACAATCCCGGCATAGACGGTGTCGTCGCCGGCGAAATCCTCGTCGCTGCCTGCCATCGGTGGATCAATCGACTCGATCACCGACAGCAACTCGGCGGAGAGCAGCGTTTTACCGATTTCCCCTTTCATGTAGCTGAGGATGTCGGATGCCCGATCGCTGCTCATGCCGAGCACACCATTGCCGGACGGGTACCACACGCCGACATTGCCGGATTTGTCGACCAGACGCGCCCAGAAATAGAACGTCGCGCCGGCAGCCAACCCCATCAGCGTGTGCGTGTTGGCGGGAAACGCGAAATCCCCCAACTTGGTTGCCGACGCGCGATCCGGCGTTTTGCTCCACCAGAGCTCGGTCCGCTCCACATCGAGCGGCCCGGTCGGGAACGCCCAGTCGAGCCGGATCCCGAACACGATGGCCGTGGCGATCAGCGTGCCCACGACCGGCGGCGGCGAGGTTTTGCCGGTGAGCCGAGTCTCCGCCGAATATGCCGGCAGCGACGCCACGTCGAGCGCGTTGATCGCGCGCACCCGTGCAACGTAGTTGCCGGCGTAGATGTTGCGCACCTCGATGCTCTGTGATCCCGTGCGGCCGGCCGTTACCCACTCGCCATTGTCACGGCGCCATTCGACCGCATAGGCGACCGCGCTTGCGGCTGGCTGCCAGTCGATCACCATCGTTGTGATGGCGATACCCTGATCGATGGCGCTGTAGGTGGACAGCGTCACGTCGGTAGGCGGTGGCTGCACAGATGGCGGCAACACCGACACGGGCCGCGCCTCGATGCGCGTGCCGCGGTCGATCACCGCGAATTTCGATGGGTTGTGCTTGAGCGCCGAAATCTCGAACGTTAGGCCCTCGTCCTCCCTCACCGACACCACGCGGAACAACTGGGTCTTGAGATCGGCGCTCTCGACGGACCACACCGCCTCCGCCTGCAGCGGCTGCGACCAGTCAGCGGAAACGGTCAGGCTTTGCCCTTCGACCCGCGAGATAGTTCTGCGCTGCGCGGTACCGTCCGGCAGGTTCACCAGCAGCGTATCGCCTTCCTTGACCACCACCGACCGATCGAGCACTACCGCTCGGCCGGCGGCCGAGCGGACGCGGCCACCGTTGGCCCGGCCGGCGCGCGCCGGGTCGGCGACCTCGATGATCGAACCCGGCATCACCACGGCCGCATCGAGCCCGACTCGGAATGTCACGGTCTCGGTTTCCAAGCGGTTTGTCAGCAGGATCCACTGGCCGACTCGGTGTGCCTGGCCCTGCGACGTGCAGCCGAACGCAGTCACCTCGGTCTCCTGGACGCCGTAGCGCGCAATGCCCTCATCGTCGGGCACCGGGTGCACCTTGGCGATGTACCGATCTGCTGGATCGTTCCACGACACGAGAGCCACTGTTTTCCGTGCCCGCCTAGCGCTCCCAGCGTATGTGAACCGGCCGTCTACTACATTGCCCGAGTGGAACAGGTATGAGGCCGTCGACGGCATATCCGCGACTGCGACGACGTTGCTTGCGGCCCAGTAGGCCATGCCACGGAAGACGCTGGCGATATCCTGCAGGACGGGGTATGCGTCGTTGCGCTGCTGCAGGTAGCAGTTGCAGGTAAAGCGCGGCTCCTGACCGCCACGGCCGTCGGGCACCAGCTCGTCGCAGTATTGGCCGATCTGGTACAGCGCCCACTTGTCGACCATGTCGGCGCTGACGCGGTCGCCCAGCCCGCACCGGCGGTGCAGCACGATGTCATAGAACACCCACGCAGGGTTATTGCTGTAGGACACCTTGAACGTGCCATCCCATAGGCCCGTGTAGGTGCGAGTGAGCGGGTCGTAATTGCTCGGCACGCGGATGATGCGGCCCCGCAGGTGATACGACCTCGTCGGCACGCTGTTGAACTGGCGCGCGTCGATGCGCACGCCGATCAGCGCCGAATTCGGATAGCGCAGCTTGGCGTCGATCACCTCGGCGATCGATTCGATCCGTGTCACGTCGGCGATCGTGCCGCTGTTCGCATTGGGCGTGATGCGCCGCACGCGGATTGTCCAGCCGGTTTTCGCGGGCGGCAGCTCGACACGGTGCGTGCGCGTGTATTTGCTGGTCGTCTTGCCGTCGAACGCGCTGGCCAGCACCTGCTGCAGCGGGCCGCCATCGACCGCCAGGTCGATCGCATACTCGACCCGGTAGCCGTTGATATTGCCGTTGTTAGTGTCCGCGCGGGACAGCGCCGGCACCGACAGTTGCACGCGCACCGCCGACAGCTGCGTGTTCGTGACCGCCCGCACCCAGGGCGCGGTCGCCGTCAGCTCGACGCCGACGGCGGTTTCGTTCTCGACCGACGGGAACCCCGGAATCGCATCCTGATCCTGCGTGCCCGGGCGGTAATCCACGGCCACATTCTGGAAATTGAGTGTGCCGTCGGCGTTGGCCAACGGCGTGCCTTCGAGAAAAATGCTCTGCAGGCCGTTGACCAGGCCCCCAATCTCGCCCTCGGAGACAAGATCCAGCACGCGCGCATAGGCGATCGAGTGCAGGCTGTCCGGCGCTTCGGTTGGCGTGCTGCTACTGCCGCCGCCCTTGCCGCCACCGTAGCCGATGATGTTGCGCATGTATCGATCCGATGTTGTGGGTTGGGAGCTAGACCTGATCCTCGGCGTAGATCCCGGCCGAGATCACCGCCGAACCGACCACCATCTCGCCGTAGAGGAGTGGCACCGGATTACCCTGGGCGCTGGTGTTCACGGGCCCATTGAAGTTGTAGGAAGCGCCGTTGTCGGGGCCGTCCCTGACCGATAAGCCGGTCTGCTGCGGAGACAGCATCTGCACCACGCCGCCCAGCGCCATGGAGGCGCCCATGCCGTATGCCGCCGTCACCATTGGCCCAGTCAGAAAGCCGCCGGGATTGAAATAGGCGACCGCGAGAATCGCCGCGCCGAGAATGGTCTGAAACAGGCCCGACTGCTTGGCGCCCGCCAGCACCGGCGCAATGCGGATGTCGTCCCTGCCAGGCGGCAATTCGAGCTCCGCCTCGCCGATGTTGCGGCGCCCGACGAAGCAGGCATAGCGGATGCCGCGCTCATGACTTGTCGCCAGCTCGCGGCGAAGGCCCGGCACCTGCACACACAGCGCTCTCACCGCTTCGGCAGGGCTACACACCGCTAGGTGAAACACGCGCCCGAAGCGGGCCCCAAGACGCCCATACAGACGGACGACACGGATTCTTTCAGTCATAGCGAACGGGCAAAAAAAAAGCCCGCGAATCGCGGGCAGTGAAGATGCGGAATGTCTGATTTCACACGGCGGGCGCGCATCGATCCAGCAGCGCGCCGAATTTCTGTGGCGGTAGCGGTACGAAGGTCCGGCCCGTCTGGCGGATGGACAACACTGTGGCCTCACCCTCCGGCTGAATGCCGACCAGGTAGTAGAGACGATAGTCTCCAGCCTGCTCCGTGCCGATGCTGATCTCCACCTTGCTGTCATGCGGATAGGCGACCGTCCTGGCGAGATCGTTCAACTCCACCTGGAAACACTCAAGCACGCGGCTCGCCGGCACAGACGTTTGCCGCACCTCGACGGCCTGCGCGCGGATTTCCCGCTGCGTCATTCCGACACAACCAGCCAGCATGAACGACGCGGCGAAAAGCAGATACACAGATTTCATGGGGCCCCCAATACTGGCCGGATCATAGCGCAGCGCCATGCCTCAACACGCAGCGCGTGATCTCGCGCCAGTAGCCGCCATACACGTCACGCGACGACAGCCGCCCATGCAGGTGATGCAGCATCAGCCCGCCGCCCAGATACACCGCCGCGTGGTTCGGCACCGGCGCACGCACCTGCATGAGGATCACGTCGCCCGCGCGCTCCGGTGTGTCCTGCGACACGACCCGGAATCCGGCCTCGGCGTAGTGCTGCATGTACAGATCGCCGCCCTCGGCCCACCAGTTGTCACGGCGCTCGAAATCCGGCAGGTAGATGCCTCGCTCACGGTCGTACCAGTCAGCCACCAACGAATAGCAGTCGAGGATGCCGTGCGCGAACTGCCGACCCACCAGCGGAGCCCGGTAGCCACAGGGCTCGATCGTGCGCACGTCGTCTGCCGGCCACGCGATGACGTGCCAGGGCAGCCCGGACGCCTCGCAGGCCACGCGATCGGCCTCGCTGGGCTCCGCGCTGGCGTTCGGGTGGCTGTGCACCACCGCCAGCACTTCGCCCAGGTCTTCGGCCGCCGCGTAGTCCTCAGCCGGCATCTCGAAATGCTCGGTGCCGACAGCCACGTTCCGGCATGGCACGTAGCGCTCGCGGCCGTTGGCCACCACCACCAGCCCGCAGGCTTCGCGCGGGTGTTCGCGCGCGGCGTGCCTGCGCGCCGCGTCGAGTGTTGTCTGAAACATGTCAGGTCCGAATCAGGTCCGCTGCGGGGAACGCGCCGATCGGCAAGGGTTCGTTCGCGCCGAAGCGGCATTTGCACGACGACAGCCGGCCGCCACACCGGTCGAGCGACGGGTCGCCCACCGGGTTGTCGTCGCGGTCGAACATCGCGGCGCCGGTATAGCCGCACTCCGGCCCTCGGTAGCCGCCAACCATCAGCCACCCGCAGACGTTGGCGACGATCTGGCGACGGGGCAGTTGCACGCCGTTGAAATCGAGAGCACTGGAGAGCTCGAATTCCACCGTTTCCTTTGTCTCGGCGGTCTTCTGCTCGACGAACCACACCTCGACCGGCAGCTCTTCGGCTGAATCGGCCTCAGGGTTGCCCTCGGGGAAATTGCGTGCATCGAGAAACCGGCCCAGCGTGCGGCGGCGGCGCACCTTGGCGCCGACGAGATCGTCCATGTACAGGCACAGCGCCGAGATCGAGCCGTCGACATTGCCGACGGCCAGCCGCGGCGCCGGTTGCTGGCCCTGCCCGGTCCGCTCAAAGCCTGTCGCCTCAATCGGCCAGGGTCCATACTCGTTGCCCGCCCACCAGATGGAACCAACCTGCGCGTATCCATGGAAGCGGCGCATGTCGCCGCCCACAGCTGTTGCGTCGAGCTCGAACAGCTCGACCAGCGCCCCAGGCTCGAGGCGCTGAATATCGGCGGTGATCTTCATGCGTCAGGGGCCGCCGGCCAGGCAACAGGATCCGCGTCGAGGTCCACGCGGTTCAGCGCCACCAGATAGCGCCGCCAGGCGACGAGCCGCGCGGCCTCCGCTTCAGTCGCATCGGCCAAGTCGACCGCCGCCTGCAGCGGCTCGATCGCGCGCCGCGCTTGCTTCATGCGGATGTTCCGATCGACCAGCCCATCAGCCCGGTGCAGACTGGCGCGCAACGCCTCGTCCAGCTCCCAGGCCGCGCCATCCCAGATATGCGCCACGGTCGGCCGGGCCAGTTGCGTGAGGCCGGCCGGCAGCGGGCCAATGCCTTGATACGCCCCGCTGTAGTCGTAGACAGTGCCGTCGGCAGTGCGATAGAGCGGCGCGCCGCGGAAATCAGCCTGCACCTGCCACGCGCCTTCCCACCAGTTGCGCGCGGCCGTGCCGCTCGCGTCCAGGTACAGCGCGACGGCCTCGGCGGTAACGGCCGGAGGATCCGTGGGGGTCGCATAGGCCGGGATAAGGGGGCTATCCGGTTCGAGAGGGTTGTCGTCGGCGGTGCCCAGCTTCAGCCACTCGCCGGTAACGTGATCGTAGTGATGGATGCGCATGGTTTTCAGTATTTGATGCAGGCGAGCAGCGCCACGTTGCGCGGGCGGGTCTCACCGCTCACACCCATCGGGGTCACGTCCGTGTAACCGATGCGGGCGGCACCGCCGCTTTGCGTTACGGACCCGACAACCCGCAGCACGCCCGATTGCACCTCGGAGCCGAAAATCGGCGTGGCATTGCCATCGCACCAGCCGAACAGGTTGCTGCCGTCGAAACCAACCGCAGTCTTGTGCTGGTGCGAGCTCAGCGCCTGGGCCTGCGACGAGCCGAACGCCCGCCCGGAATCGACGCCACGCCCGTCGTCCCATCCGCGCGGGAATTCCGCGCGCAGCTCGGGAAGGTTGAAGGTCGCCGCCCCGTCACCAGCGCCGAACGTGGTGCCGATCAGTTTGAACAGCCGTTCGTAGGTCGTGCGAGAGACCGCTGCGCCGTTGCATTTGAGCCAGCCGGCGGGGGGCGTCTTGCAGGCGAACATGGCGACACTGCCCGTGTGCGACGTGGCATCGGACGACAGCGCATCGGCAGCGGCTCGGATCGCCGTCACGTCACTGGCCAGCGCGTTGGAGAACGCCTCGATTTCAGCCATGTTGTCGTTGGTCTTTCCGCTGGCCTCGCGTTGCGTGTTCCCGTCCTTGCCCTGCGGGGCGCTGCCGAGGTTGATCCGCTGGAGTTGTAACGTCATGGCGCAAATGCCTCGACAAAGGTTGCAGACAGCGAATACACGGCACCCACCTCGACGGCCGGCGTGTACTCGCCAATACGAAAAAGCCCGCGCGCGCCGAGCGGCGGGGTCCAGTAAAACGAATTGGCGCCGGCGTGCCGGTCGATGAATGCCTGAATGGCCTGCACCCGAGCCTTGCCGCCCACGAATCGGAGCGGCCAACTGCTGGTACGGTTGTTGATGCCGGCTTTGGCCACCTGCTGGTAGCCATCTCCGAACTGCGCACTGAGCGCGAGGAATTTCACGCTGCCCTGCACCGATCCGACCGGCCGCCAGGTGAACGTTTCGATTGCCACGATTGCCCTCCCTATCGCGACAGAAGACCACCCTGCATCGTCGCGCGCTGGATGCGGTTGTCGATGCGGCGGTCCATTTCTTTGAACAGGAGATCGATCTGCTTATTGCCGTTGCCATCGGTGGACTGGCGCACCTCCGGCTGGCTCGGCGCGCCGATCACATTGACGGTCACGTCACCGCCGCCCAGGGCGTGGTTCGGCAC